GGTAAATGGGGTTTAGATCACGCTCACGGCGTTGAACTGCAGTCCCACGGTCCTGGCTTCGTCGATGTCCCAGGCTTGCTGGTTGGAGGCGAGGCGAAAGATTCCCTGGGCAGACTGCACGATGATCGGCGCGCCGTCCTGGGGCGCGGTCTGGAGATCGGGCCAGATATCGAAGGACGCGGCGCCGGCGGCGTCAGAGTTCTCGTCGCTCAGCACCATGTAAAGGTGGTTATCGATCTGCATCCAGTCGGCGCGCAGCAGCACGTTCGGCGTGTTGGGCGTCCAGCCTTTGGTCAGGATACTGTTGCCGCCATTGTTGTTTCCGGAAACCAGCGGAGCGCCCAGGGCAACGCCGCGCGGGACCTTGCCGCTGGGATCGCCCAGCATGAACGTGCCGGCCATGCCGCGGAGAGAGACCAGCGTGGCAATCCAGTTGGCGGCCTGGGCGCGCGTCATCGGGGGCAGCGTACACTGGGCCTGCCAGAACTGGCGCGACCATTCCTGTGTCTGCGCAACGCCGCTGAACGGGCTTTCGCTCAGCCCTACCGTGGAGTTCTGGGTAAGCGTGACCGCGCGGATCCCCGGCGACGTGGGCAGTATCTTGGCTGCTTGTACTACTGGCATTTAGGTTGTAGAGTGTTGCTCCCCCTTGGCTTGCTTTGAAAGGAGCCACATGCATTGCCTTGTCTGTTTAATACTGCGTTCTGAAATTGATCCTGGAGTCAGTGTCATTCTGCTGTTGATGTTGCTCGGCATCAGCTTGATCGTCGCGCTGATCAAAAAGAGCGCCGAAAAGGGCGTCAAGACGCAGCAGTCTGAGCCTAGCGTCCACATTGAAATGAGCGGGCCTCATCGGCGGGACCCTGTACCCTTTGCAGTCGATGAAAAAAGAGCTTTCTACCAGCAGGTCCATGGCGTCAAGTTTAAGAACGATGATGGCAGCAGCCGCCAGCAGATCATCAAGGCATGCAGCGTGGGTGAAGAGCTGGATCTAGTGCCGGAGCCGGACAATCGCTACGATTCAGACGCCGTGAAAGTGTGCCGGCAAAATGGGCAACAACTGGGCTATCTTCCCAGCGGCAATCGCATGGCCCAGAACGGCGTATTGGACAACGATTACAGGGTTACCATCGAAGAGATTTACCCTTTCGAAGAGGATCCCCGGATGAGAGGCTGCAGGCTGCGAATCGGCGTCCTAAAGCCGCCCGACTGAAGAGCTTAGCGGCTTATAAATTCTTTACTTGACTATGCTAAGCGGTTAGAACTATAGTGCCCGCTATGGCAAAGAAGGACCCTGCAGCCGTCGCGCTGGGCCGCAAAGGCGGAAAAGCCAGGCTCAGAACCATGACACCGAAAGAGCGCAGCGAGCGGGCCAAACAGGCGGCCACGGCACGCTGGAAGAAAGCAGAAACGAAATGAAAGCTCTCATCATCGTCGCGCTCGCCCTGGCACTTTGCGGTTGCGGCGGACTCAGCCGCTCAACGGCAAAAGCCATGATCGAAGAAAACGTTAAGACCAGCATGCAGGACAAAGTGCGCTACCCGATAACGCTAGGGCTGACTTGGCATTGCCCGACTGACAAGGCTCCGATATACCGCTTCCTTCTAAAAAAGCAGCTAATAAAAGTAACCCAACCGGACGACCTCGAATTGACCGAGGACGGGAAGAAGTCCTTTGAAGCCGACGGAGAACACTTATACGCTGCATCGAACCCATCTGACGGCTGCGACATAGCACAGCTGAACGTGATCCTTGGGCATCGCGGGCCGGTCGAAATAACCGGTATCATTTTTGATTCTGGCCAGACCATGGCAACTGTTCAATTTGACCGCATGATCACGCCCACGCCTTTAGGCAGTGAATTCTCGGCGTTTCGCAAAAGTTTTAATCTGGAGGAAAGGATCTCGTGGCGGCAGACTGCTGAAGTATTTGAGATCCCTGACTACGTCAACCTTCCTGAAAGTCACACCGCGCATTTTGTTAAGTACGATGATGGATGGAGAATCATCTCCATCAAATAAACATAACGGCCAGCCCGGATGCTGAAACATCCGAACCGGCCTAACCACAAAACAGGGCGTAAGGACCGCCCCAGATCATGGCTAGCAAGAATTCTACCCGCTTTGCAGTTCTCTTTCTGATCCTGGCCGCAGTCAGCGGCTTTGCCCAAACCCAGCAGTTCAACGCCACAGCCGTAAACATCGACGACCCGCCGTACGGCCTGGTCGCTCAGTTATGGTGCGCTGCGGGCTGCGTGGTAGATCACATTGACGCCACCGGCATTCTCGATCCAGGCCAGACCGGGCAACCTACTTTTGGCATTGGCTTCAGCTTCACTGAAGAAAACCACTGCACGGCAACGCCGGTGATTGTCTTTGATCCAGTGAATGGGCCGCAACCGATTTCCGATCCCGGCATACGCGCATCGCAGCAACCCTGCAGGCCCAACGGCTTGCCTTACAGCAGCAGCAACTACACCCCGACGAACCTGGCTCCCGCAGGCCTTTACCAGCCGCCCGTGCTTCAGCAGTGCTGGCAACTTACATGCAGCATCGATTTTCCCGGCGGGCTCATCATCCCGCCAAACCACGGCGTAACCGTGTATACCTCACTCCAGCCAAGCTACCTTGGATGGAAGGGCTATGCATCCGTCAACTTCCGCGGACGCCGGTGATAGACTCGGGGATGAATGAAGCTTACCCGGATCACTTCTGGTGGCAAGTTCATCCCCGAGATTGACGGACTGCGCTTCATTGCTATAGCTTCCGTTGTAGCCTTTCACATCTATCAATACCTTTTGGAAAGGGCGGGCATCTCACCGCTCGGCATCTTGGGGACCGCGCTCCATAATGGACAACGCGGCGTTCCTCTGTTTTTCGTTATCAGTGGCTTCATACTTGGAAGGCCGTTCGCTGCCCACTATCTATGCGGCGCCCCTGCGCCAAAATTGAAGGACTATTACCTGCGCAGGCTTACGCGCTTGGAACCCCCCTACATAGTGGCTTTGCTAGCGGTCTTTCTAGGACTCGCCGTGTTCTCAAGCAATCGTGGCATCGCTCATCTTCTGGCGTCTCTAGCGTACTCGCACAATCTGATTTATGGAGCGCCGAATCCTTTCCTCGGCCTCACGTGGTCACTGGAAATTGAAGTCCAGTTTTACTGCCTGATTCCCATCATTGCTCTGCTGTTCACAACGCCGCGCCCTGTGCGCAGATGGATATTGTTTGCCTGCATGTTCCTTGGGGCTTTCAATCTGATGGAGCCATCTCGAATTCACCTAAGTATTCTCGGATGGATTCAGTGCTTCTCATCAGGGTTGCTCATGGCCGATCTGTTCGCCACCGGGAAACAGACAAAGCATTGGCTCTTCGACGCCGTCTCAGTGGCCTTATGGCCAGCCGTGTTTCTGATGAGTGACCGCGCGGCTTGGGTCTTACTGCCGTCAGTCGCCCTGGCTCTTTACATCGCCTCTTTTAGGTCACTCGTGTTCGATAAGATTGTTTCTTTCCCCCTCATCACAATCATCGGCGGCATGTGCTATAGCATCTACCTTGTACACTTCCCTGTGATCTCAGCAGTTGGCCATATCTTTCACAATCCTATCGCTCTCACCTTTGCATCCCTAGCTTCTATCGCCGCCACATCCCTCGCTTTTTTCGTTTTGATCGAGCGTCCGTGTATGGATAAAACGTGGCCGGCGAAATTGCTTGGTGCTCTTCGTGGCAGAGTCGGCGCGGAACGCCCCGCCTACTAATCGTGCACAGCGATGCAGTTTACAGTTGCAGATGAGGAAGCGCTGTTCCCAGGCACATTCTGTAAGATGTACTGCATTGTCGTTGTGGTCTTCGTCAGCGTGCCCACAATAAACGTGTTGCCCGTCACGGGGGTATCAGGGGTGCAGTTCGTTGTGTAGTTCGTGTTGGCGAAAGTGACATTCCAGGTGATCGTCGCGACGCAGTTGCCATTGGCGGTTGCAGGCGTGCTGCAGCTTGCGACGCGGATGCGGTCGAACCCGGTGCCAGATGAAATGCCCGAGCTAATCACCGGAGATAAAAGCGTTTTATTTTGCAGGGTCTCGGTGCCGTTGTCCGTTCCGGTGGACGTGGGGGAGGTCAGCGTCTTGTTTGTCAGTGTGTCGGTGGTCGCTCTGCCAACGGCCTGGTCTGATACGGCGGGAATGACAAACGGCCCGCTGCCGAGCGCGACCTGGTCGGATGTATTGACTTTGACCGCGGCCACATCCGCGCCATTCGCCGCGTTCCGGGCCACCACGCATGACACATTGTTTCCGCAACGCACGACGCCGCTGGCGGCCGGGTTGGCCGAGTTATCGATGAAGGCCTGCGACCTGGCGAAGCTGGCCGTCATATCAAAGGCATCGGCGGGGACGTTGCCGGAGACCGCGCCGGTCTTGCACAACTGGATGTTGCCGGTGTTGGCGAAGTTGCGCCAGTCCAGGCAATCGGCGGTGGCCAGCTTGATCAGGCCCACGTTGGCCGGGTTGGCGCTGGAGCTGGTGAGCGACGCGGCGGCGATCGGAGTGGTGGGCGGCAAGGGAAAATTCTTGACCGTTAACGTGGTGCAGCCGGTGCAGGAGACCTGGTAATCGTAATTGACGCCCGCGGCGGCGCAGAACCCCCAGTTGCCGTGCGCGTCGGCGGTGACGGCGGGACTGCCGCCCAGGGGCGTGCCCAGGGTGGGATCGGTGAAGAGAGACGCCGCCGGCGTGCATGGCGTTCCGGTGCTCCCCGCTGTACACACGCGGATGGACGCGCCGCCAGCGGGACGGCCGGTATCGAGCAGGGCGATCTTATCAGGCGAGCAACTGCCCTGCCCGAAGGCCAGCGCGGAGAACAAAACCATACCACTGATTAAACTGATTAAACGGATTTTCAGCATTGCATGCAGCCTCGTTTTCATTCCTCTGTGTCCCTTCGTGTCCTCTGTGGTAAAACTTCCCCCCGCAAACGTTTGCGCCATTGCATGGAGCCCCGGCCTTCGGCGCGGCCAGCGACAAAGGCCTCGCGCACCGCCGCGTGGATGTTCTCGTCCTGGATCTGATAGCCCATGCGGTGTTTTTTGGCGATCCGGTCAACGATCCTGCGGGCCGTCGTTTTAGAAGTAACGGCGCGCGGGTTGAGAGTTTTCCTGGGCATGCTTACCGTCTCCGCTGGTAATCGATGGCCGAGGCCACGGAGGCGCGCCGGTTCTGTTCCAGCGCCTTTTGCAGCCCGCGGATGATGTTGCCTTCCGATCCGGGCGCCGCCCCGCGGGCGTCGATATAAAAATTCTGCGTGGTGCCGCCCAGTGCGCCGTTGGGGATGATGGTGCCGGCCGAGCTGGGCATGAACAGTTCCGGGCCGTTCTCGCCGACGAGGGAAAGTTGGCCCACGGGCGGCGATCCGCCATCGGCAAAGCCGAGCCCGCTGAAAAGCTTGCCCAGGAAGCCGGAGATCCCGCCAGTGCCGCTCTTGCCTCCGGAAAAGAAATCTTCCAGCGGCTTGAGCAGCAGCGCCTTGAGCGCGATCTCTTCAATGTCCTTGGCGATGTTCTTGAGGAACTGGCTGAAGGTCTCGCCCTGGGTGATGAGCTGGTCCAGTTCGTTCGAGAGGTCCTTGCCGAACTCGGCGCTGGCCTCCATCAGCTTCTGGAATTCAGGATTGGTCTTGAGCATCTCCGCGTTCAGCGCTTTGATCACTTCCGGATAGTCTTTAAATTTCTCTTTGAGCAGGTCGATCTCCTGCTGCTCAATGCGGAACTTGTCCATGGGCGTGAGAAGGTCGTCCATGGCCTGAGTGAGAAGCTTGCCCTGGGCCGCGGCGTCCTTGAACGTGCCGGCAAAGTTGGCCACGGCCGCGCCCTTCATGTCCGGATTGAGACCAGGCTTGACTCCTCCCATGTTGAACAGGTCCCCAGGGAGCGCTACGTGGTCTTTGTTGCTGGCAAAAAGACCGCCGGCCATCGCGGCTGCGATGGCGGCTTCGTCCGTGCGCAGTTTGGTGCGCTCGGCCACGCCCTGGGCAGCAATATCCGTAAGCGACTTCTCGTATGCCTTCCACAGAAGCTCCAACTGGGTCTGGGCCTGCTCGATCTTTTCCTTATTGCGGGATGGGTCCTGATTCAAAAAGTCCAGCGTGGTCTGTAGTTCCGCCAGGTGGATGTTGTACTTTTCCGTGGCCGCGGTGCGGAGGGCCATCAGTTCCTGGTCGATACCAATCTTGCCGGCCGCATAGAGTTTCTCGACTGTATCTTTTTTCAACTCAACATCCGCCAGCGCGAGTTGCTCCTGGTTCTTGGCCCTGGAGATTCCGAGGTTGCGTTCAAAGTCGGCGAGCTGGACATCATTGGTCTTCAATCCGGCCATGGCCGCATCGATGGCTTTTTGTGCCGCTTCAATCTGCGGCTTCAACTCTTCCACCAACTTCTGTATCGTTTTAAGTCCTTCTTTGTGGGCCTCATCGCCAGCCGCCTGGGTGTCAATAGGAGTGTTCGTCATGGCGGCGCCCTGAGGATCGGCCGCGGCAAGAGCGTCGAGGTTCACCAGAGCGACTTTTGCTGCGATCTGCGCTTGCAGGCCTAGCAGCCGGGTTTTGTTGCGGGCGACCTCATCTTCAAAAAACTTCTTTTGCAGCGCAGCCCGTTCCTCTTCTCCCTTGCCGATCAACTCAAGCTGTTCCCTGCGCTGGAACGTGGCGTCCACTGCTTTCTGAGCGGCGTCGACGATATCGCGGGTGTGCTTGGCTTCCTCCTCGGCCGCCTTGCTGGATTTATCGATATATTCGCTGATCTTGTTGAATGCTTCCAGGCCGAGATTGATCAAGGCGATGCCAACGAGCGCATCGCGTATTCCCAGAATGGCCGTGCGGGCCAGCTCACTGGAAGCGATTACGCCCCTCAACTCACGCGGGATTCCAAATCCTTCCGCGCTGAGCAAGGCCAAAGTCTGCTTCGTCTCCGTGAAGTCGGACTTCATCTGCTGGGACATTTCACGCGAGGACTTCTGGACGGTGTTCTTTACTTCGTCCATGTCCACGCGCAACTGTGCCACGTTGGCGCGGAGATCGATAACTAGCGAACCGATTGTGTCTGTACTAGGCATTTAAAAACCTTTTCACCACAGAGGGCACAGAGGGAACACAGAAGTAAAAAAACCCAAAACATCTAGGCTTTGAGCATGGCCTGGTAATCGCGGAGGACCTCTCGCATTTCATCCGGGGTCTGGGCCGGCCTATCCAACTCGGCCATCTCAGCCAGGCTGGCGAAGAAATGCCCCGCGGTATAAGTTTTCTTGCTGCCGCCCATGCCGCTGATGTAATTGGCGACGAGCGAGCACAGAGCGCCGGCGCGGTAATCTTCCTGTTGCGTGCGCAGGTTGCGGCGATGGAGTAGAGCATCGAACGCGCGATAGCTCAGCCGCCCGAATTCCCTGCCGGACAAGCCGAGATCCACGCGAGCGATGGCCCACAGTTCCCGCGGCGAGAGCGGTTCATCTTTCTTGCCCTTTACTCGTTTTTTTTTGCTGGGTCGCCCTCGGCTTCATCCTTAAAGAAGAGCTGAAAGGCCTTGAAGGCTTTCTGCCCGGCTTCATTGACGTTGTGCCGGGTGATGAGATTGCCCACGGCAGTGACGGTCAACTCCGGAGGATTGGTCATGCGGCCGAATTCGTCAAAGCGGACCTGCTCGTCATCGTGCAGCAGGGCCGCCCAGACCATGGCGCGGACCACGCGCGGCGATGGCCGGGCAGTAAGCACTTTCTTATCGAAGATGCTGAGGCCGGTGGCTTCCTCGAATGCGGCCTGGGCGTTGAAGTCGATAACCAGGGAGCGCTGGCGCCCGCCCAGCTCAAGAGACACGGACGGCATGATCTTGTCAGATGGAGTCATTGGAGTGGGGTCCTTTCGAAATGGAAGAGCAAGAAAAGGCGGAAGCACTGGGAGGCTTACAGTCCGGTGATGTCGCCGGTGACTTCGAGCGAGACGGTCAATGTGCGTTTTTCCGCGATCGGCATATCCGGTTCCGCTTTTGTCACGTAACCGGCGAATGCGACGGGGTTGGTGGGATCATCGGGAAAGACGATCTGCCAGTTGCGCAGCGTGCCGTTCTTGATGTCGGAGAGGATGCCGGTGTGCTGCACGTCACCACGGACATAGCTCACCTGAAAATCAACCGGGCCGATCTCCAGGATGCCCGAGGCAATGACTTCCTTGCGGCCGTTGGGCGATGACATGTTGGTGGCGGTGATCATGGCGCGCGCAAGCTGCGGTCCTTTAATGCTGAGCAGTTCGCCGACTGAGGTGAATGTCTCTGGGCCGGGATTGGTGTCGCCAGCCCCGCGTTTCAGGAGCGTGTTAAAGCCTGTTGTGGCCTTTGTGGTCATGGGAGTGTTTCCTTTTCTGAAGTCTTTGAAATGTGTTTTGGCTTGCCTTGCCGGACGGGCGACTTACGGGATGCGCAGAACTGCGAACTTGACGTTGGCGGAGGTGGCCTGGAAATAGATGTTGCCGTCCGCCTGGATCCATCCGTTGTTGGCGTTGCGGAAGTTGAACCAGGCAAAGGTGCCGGTGGCCATGCTGTAAGTGGTGATGTCGGCGCTGCGGCCGAAGGCATCGGGCTTGCTGGTGAGCGTGATGGTCTGCGAACCCACGTCAGTGTTCTGAACGATCAGGACCTCAGTGCCGGCCGCGGCGAACTGGTTAAAGTTGGTGGCGTCTGCCGCGGTGAAGGTGAGGGCAAGATCGCCGGCGCCCACTGTTCCGGGAAACGGCCCTTTGGGGTTTTGCGGGACGATGGAGACGCGCGCTGCCCAGGCGGAGATCGCCAGGACAAGCGTAAGCAGGACGGATGCGAGAATTCTTTTCTTGTTGGTCATGGGGTTGTTCCTTTTTAGATTTGGAAATGGGATTTAGGTCCTTCGCTCAAACGCAAAAGCGGGCGCTTCCGCTCAGGATGACAACTTGATTGCGCGCGGAATTGTGCCGCGCGCGGCTTAAATCTGGTACACAAATTCAAAGTCGACGTGGCGCATGAACAGCCGGACTGCAGAGACGTAAGAGCCGATGGGTTCCAGCATCTGCCGGGCAAGCTGGATAACTACGCCGTTGGGCAGCTCGCCGCTGAAGCCGTGCAGTATGCTGGGCGTTCCGGGCACGCCGCAGAGAACGCCGATCAGCGTTGCGGGATCGGCATACGTGGCCCCGATAGCGGTGAACTGGATGCGCGCGCGGTTCAATCCATCTGCTCCGCGCATGTTCAGCCCAGGCGCCTGTCCGCCGGCGCGATCAAAAGCCATGGCCGGAAGCGCCGAGCTTTGCTCGATTGAGCCGGGCCAGATGCGGCAATGCTCACCATCAAAGAATGCTCCATTGGCAAAATTGAGCGCGCGGTATTCCGGCCGCTGATCGAGCCATTGGAAAATGCCTTCTTCTAACGTGGCCATAATTGGTGTCGGCTATCGCCGAAAGCTAGTTCCTTCGGCTCCCGGTAAATGCGCCGGTCCGCTCAGGATGACAGTTTGAGCCCGGCGCGAGTGTTGCGCGCCGGAGCTTCGTTTAGCATTCCGCCGCGGCGAGCATGAAACGCATGAGATCTGTGGGAACGAACTTCAGAACGACAACTCCATCCTGATTTTCAGACGCCAGGGTAAACAGCTCGCGGTAACGGCCGTCGCGTAACAACTGCATGACTGCGTGGGCTGCTCCAGGGCGGGCTTTGAGTTCCGCGATGATCGATTCCAGACCGATGCAATCAAAAGAGACTGTGAGAGTTTGCGGCATTATTGCGGTCCTCTGGCCGGCACGTATTTCTTGGCCGCGCGCCGGATGGCATTTTTCATGCTGGCCGCCAGCGACTTCTTCATTGCGTCCACGGCGTCTTTGCCCGCGGTATCGAGCGCCGGGCGGATGAAGGGCCGCGGGCTGAGCCCAGGATGCTGAACATGCGTTCCGAAGATCTGAGACGAGCTGGCCAGGACCTTTTTCCTTTTGTCTCCGGCCTTGCGCATAGAGCGGGTCAGCTTGGTAACGATGGCGTGCGCGGCGGCGCCGAACTCGATCCAGTTGGCCTTCCAGGAAACGCGCTTGCTGGGCCCCACGTAGACTTCAGCCTCAGAGCCGATGGATTTGCGTTCAAGTTTTATGACGATGGAATCGGCAATGTGAACGTCGGCATGCTGGCGCGGGCCGATATCGTGCTCGCGCGGGGCCTGGGCCGCCATCTCTTTGGCGATAGGCTGCGCGCCGGCGAGAAGCATGGTATTGAGGGCCTTGTCCTGGATCTCGGCGGTGAACGCGGAAAGGTTCTGCGCCAACTGATCCAGCCCTTCTACTTTGAGGTCCATGTCGAACATGCTAGTTATCGTCCCTGCCCCAGGCAGTGACCTTTGTTCCGGTCAGAAAATTAACCGTGCTGCAAGAGCCGTTGATCGCGGTGCATGCCTTGAACTGGATCACCCCAATGCCATTGGTTGTGTTGCTCCAGGTGCAACCGATAACGGCTAAATTTGGGGTAACTGCGGCAGATGCGCCTACGCCAACATCTCCCAGGAAGAAATATTTGATTCGTGCCCCAGGGTTCGATATGAACAGGGTGATGTATCTTCCGGCTGTTGTTGTGCTCCCGGAAACCGGGCATCCTTCTTGGGCAGTCGATCCTGAGCCAATCCCGCTCACTGTTGGCACGGTGGAAGTCCCGCTGGCAAGGTTAATTCCAGCAAATCCGTAGTTTGACCCGGTATCGACTATAGAAGCATTCCCGAGTTCCAAGCGGGCAACACCAGTCCCGCTATATCCGGCAATTTCAAGCTTAACCATGTAGTGCAGGTGGACTGTACCTGGCGTGCATGTAATGGTCGAAGATGTACTTGTGTTTGTGCAGGAAAACTGCCAGCCCACTGCGTCCGCAGCCAGGTCTGCTCTGGCAACCGCTCCCGCGCCGATGTTCGTGGTGCAAGAGCCTGCGGCCGTGCTGATGTCGCCTGTGAGAGCCGGCATGCGGGCGCAGTCCAGCGTGCCGCTGCCAATATTGGCGGCGTTGGTGGCGTCGGTGGTTGCGGATGCGGCGAAGGCGGCGCCATTCGTCTTGGTGCAGGTTGTGGCGGTTGAGCCTGACGTGGTGCAATCGCCGCTGAGGTCGCCAACCTTGATGTCATCGCCACCGTTGCCGATGACGAGCTGGCCGGCAATGAGAGCGCCGAGAGTATCGGTTACGGTCCCGGATCCGCCGCCGCCTGCACCCGTCTGGTCCGTTGTACACGTGAATAGTCCCGTGCTGGAGTCGTACGCCGAAACCTTGTCAGTCCCGGTGCAAGTCTTTGTAACCGGCAGAGCTGGAGTTCCAGTTAGATCAGCATAAGCAGGCTGGGCCTTGGTGAACGCGCCGGTCGCAGAATTGTATGCGGTAAAAAACTGGTGAGCTGTAGCCGTTGTATTGCCCGGCAGCGTTGGCGCGCCCGTGAGGTCAGAATAATCCGGCTGTGTCTGCGTGAAGAGGCCGGTGCTTGACGTATAACTGTTCAGCCATTTATGCGCGGCATTGGCCAGCGTGGCTGGGAGCGTTGGCGTTCCGGTGAGGTCTGTATATGCGGGCTGGCTGGCCGTGAAAAGGCCAGTAGTGGAATCGTAACTGCGAATCCAGTTGGAAGCGACCGCGGCTTTGGTGATGGCGAGTTGCGGAAGGCCGGTAAGGTCCGTATATGCCGGTCGTGTAGCAGTGAACAATCCAGTTGCGGCGTCATAGGAGTTCAGCCAGTTGGAAGCGATAGAAGTTTTGGTCGCGGCCAGCGTTGGCGTGCCGGTGATGTCGCTGTAAGCAGGCTGTGCTTTGGTGAATGCTCCGGTGCCGGAATTGTAAGCCGTAAAGAACTGATGCAACGTGCTGGTAGTGTTCGCCGGCAGAGTGGGCAGACCCGTGAGATCGGAATAATCAGGCTGCGTCTGGGTGAAGAGACCGGTGGACGAGTCATAGCTGTTGAGCCATTTATGCGAGGCATTGGCTACTGTCTGGGCAAAGACGCCAGGGAGATCAGCCGCGGTGATCGACACGAAGCCAGGCGCGGCAGTGGACCCTGTGTTGTTGCCAAAGAAAGTATGCGCCGCGGCGTTGGAGAGCGTGAAGCTGAGCGCCGGCGTGGTTGTGGCATTGGCAACCGAAACGGTGAAGAGCGGAGATAGTCCGCTGGCGCCAAAGCTGGTGACCGTGCCGGACCCGCCGCCGCTGGAGGCGCACGCAGCCCATACGACATTGAAGCCGGAATCGATCTGCAGGCAGTAATTGGGTTGTGCCCCGGTGGCGTCGATCCGCGAGAGCGAGAGATTGCCCGAGGTATAGCGGTTGATGTCCGGCCTGGTCTGCGCGAACAGAGATGTGGCGCTGAGCAAAAGACAGAGCGGCATCAGCCGCAAACGTTTGCGGAAGCTATACATGTGTTTAGTGGTTTAGTGCTTAGTACCAGGGCACCATGGGATCGGTTGACGCGGGCGCGAAAGGCAGCGTGACCGTGCTGCCCACAAGCGAGTACTGCGAAGGATCCTGCTCAATGCCGGCTATTGTGAACCGAAATACTGAAGGCAGCGGAATACCCGGCAAAGTAAAGACCGTGCGGACGCCGTCCGGGGCCTCATTGAAGCTCTTGCGTCCATAGCCGCTGGGCAATCCCGTAAGCGGACCAGGCGCGCCGCCATCGCCGGGAATGTTGCGCTCAATGGCCATCAGCTCCAGTTTTTCCCTTCGCTGGTCCGGATCGGTTGCGGACAGGATGTCAAAGATGCGGTTGCGGCCTTCGCGCGTGTCCGTCCAGTTCACGCGCATCTGCGCCAGAATTCCCGAACGATAACGAATCGTGATCTTGTGCGTGACATCGGCGTTGATCTTCTGGGCGGCAAAAAGTTCCTGTCCGCTCAGAGTGTCAAAGCCGGCATAGACCTGGGCGACTGTGCTCCATAGCTCCTGATCGGCGCCGAAGCCATCGCGCGCGCCGGTCTTTTGCTCGATGGCGACTAAGTAACGAAGTTTTCCGGATTCCATGTGTTCAGCTTCTAGCTTCTAGCCTCTAGCTCTTAGCTAGAACAACCTAAAATCCCAGAGTATGTTTTTGGCTTCATCGGGAAGCTCCTGGGGAACGCCGCTCACGCCAACCACAGTCGCGTCGCGATTGTTGTACCAAGCGGCCACGGCTTGCTTGATCGCCAGCTTGATGCGTGCCGGCACGTGCGCTGCATCGGCATAGCCGACTTGAAATTGAATTGTTACGGCGTTGCGCTGGGGGCGTGTTGCCGGCCAGACCTTGCCATACGCGGGAACAACGCGGACGGGGTCGCTGTCACTTTGCGGATCGACCTGGTAAAGCGTGGGATCGAGCGTCTGCAGGGCGCCGGTGGTATCGATGTATTTAATGAAGTCGATTCCCAGCGTGGCATTCTGGATGAGAGGCGCGCGCGGCATCTCGATTTCGCCGTTGCTCGACAATAACAATGTTTCCAACAGGCCCCAGGACTCAGGGCTGTACCGGCCTCTGAACCTATCACAACTACCAGGGAAGCCGTCGAGATACATGGTGAAGGTTTGCGGCAAGAAGCCGCGGCTGGTGAAATCCTCAGCCTGCTCGCGCGCGGACTGGATCATTCCGTCGACCACGGCATCCTGCACCGAATCAGTTTCGTGAAAATGGAGCTTGGCCTCGTCACGGGTGACGGGCTCGGACTCAGGCGGCGTTGTGAGAGCAAGACGGTATTTCATGCGGATGAGAAAATCTAGATCCTTCGGTTCGCGGCAAAAGCGGCCGCTCTTCTCAGGATGACAAGTTGAGGGCGCTGCGATTGTGCGCAGCGCGGCTTTTTAAAAGTGCCGGGCAGTCCAACAGGTTCGAAGGAACCGCCCGGCGAAGGAGCCGATCAGGAGAGAAACGGGTTAGGCCGTACCGTCTGCCGGGCTTACCCAGGTTTCGGTATTGGCAACGGTGGTTGCGTCGTTTGAGGCCGGCTTTACGCGAGCGCCGTATTGGATGGCGATAATGCCATCGATCACAGCGCCGGTTGCGCCGCCGCGGACAGCGACGACCCGGCAGTAACGCTTCACCGGGCGCACGATATCCAGCACGAGCGCTTTGTTGTCGTCAGTGTTGGCCTCTGCAACTGAAGTTCCGGCCACGTCGGCTGCGTCTGAAAGGCCAGAATCGGCGCCATCCTGCAGCTTGATGGAGAAGGCGCCATCAGTGATGGTGCCGGCAAGAGCGATAAACTCCACGCTCTCAAAGCCCTGCATATCGATGATGGAGCTGTTGACGTTGGTAGTTCCAACGGCCTGCGCGTTCATCACACGCGTGACCTTGGTACCTTTATCGAGGTTTTGAAACATTGAAGTTGCTCACTTTTCTGACGTTCCGGCGCAACACGAAAACATGAAAGCGCCGCGCCGGAAGTCGGCAAAATTGGTTATTGTCTGAAATGCCCCTTGGTTTAGCTGGTCTTCAGGCGGACGAAGGCCTCTTCCAGGACCGGCATGCCATCTGTTTCCAAGCGTCCGATGAAGCCGGTCTGATTGGCTTCTGCGTAGAGCTCAACCAGGCGCTGTACCTGCAAGGAAAGAGCGTCAGCAATCTGATAGCGGCTGAAATCGCCCACGATGCCGACATAGAGCCCGGTGGTGAATGTGTTGGGCGCGTATTCAGACATGTTGAACGGGCGGCCAAGGATCAGGTCCGGCTGTCCGGCAGTGATCGCGGGTTCCCAGAGATAGCGGTTCTGGGAATCTTTCAGCTTGCGGATGATCTTGATTCCATCGCGGTGGAAGATCCACGAGGCCCGAGCCTGGTACGCCGCTTTCAAGGTGTACATGGCGTCAAAGAGAGAATCCGCCAGAATGGACGTGGCTGAGCCGGTGAGCACATCGCGGCCTGTGCTGATGCCGTTGGCCGATGCGGTGAAG